TGTTAAAACCATATCTTTTAAATTAAGTTTCTTATCTATTTCAATATAAAATTCACGATTGTTATCACCAATCATACAATAACCTGTTGCATCATCTGGTATGTTTGTTAGTTCAACATTAATCTCTAATGTTCTAAGGCGAGGTAATAGTTTTTTAATTGTATAGTTGATAACTGAGTCGCAAAGATTTCTTTGATATTTGTAACCACCAGAAATTTCAACAATATTCATATTAAAGCTTTCTCATTTCTCTTTTTAATTAAATGACCCAACTGACGAGAGAGAAATGAGAGAGAGTGTGTCAGTTGGGTCAAAGCCTTTAATCTCTTTTGTTAAAAACGTATATAGAAAACGTTATCATTGCTATACCAATAGCTCCATAAAACATCATTTGTTGCAGTGACATTGCATCTTCCATACAACTACCACCACAATCAGAACCAGCTACACCAAGAATTAATAAAAAACCAAAACCACCAATAAAACCTAGTAAAATATCTTTAACTTTCTTAGACATATTTTCTCTCTCTTTTTTATTTTGTATACACATTATGACATACTAATCAACAAAAGTCAAGGGCTTTAAGAATTTATTTAAGACCTTAAATATCGAATTATTATTTCTGCAAGAATTTTAAACCATTCTTCATCATTACCTCTGGTGGTTTCTGCTGCAACTCCAATTCTAACGCCAGATGTTTCAATAAAACCGCGAGTGTCGTTAGGAACACCATTTTTATTTACAGTAATACCTTTTCCTTCTAGTAAATCTGCAAATTCACGACCACTATACTTTTCTTTGTTCAAGTTAATAGTAAACATATGAGATTGTGTTCCACCAGATACTATTTCTACATCAGCATCTATGAATGTTTTTGCCATCATGTTTGCATTAGATATTACTTGTTCAGTATATAAATGAAAGTCTGGTTGTAATGCTTCGTAGAAACATTGTGCTTTAGCAGCAATGATGTGCATCAGAGGCCCACCTTGAGTGCCGGGAAATACTGCACTATTAAGTTTATTACTATATTCTTTATCGTTCCACAAAATCATACCACCACGAGGGCCTCGTAAAGTTTTGTGTGTAGTTGTTGTCACAACATCTGCATAAGGAAATGGATTAGGATATGATTTACCAGCAATGAGTCCAGAGTAGTGACTGATATCTGCAAGTAAAATTGCACCTACTGAGTCTGCCATTTTTCTGAATCGTTTCCAATCAATCACTCGACTATATGCACTTGCTCCTGCAATAATCATTTTAGGACTATGTTTTAATACTAGTCTTTCTGCTTCATCATAATCAATAATTCCATTATCATCAACACCATAATTCTTGATAACGAACCACTTACCACTTATATTAACATTCGCACCATGTGACAAGTGTCCACCACTAGATAAGTCCATACTGACAATTAAGTCGTTTGGTTTCAAGAATGCTTTGAATACTGCAAGGTTTGCATTTGCACCACTATGTGGTTGAACATTTGCAAAGTTACAATCAAATAGTTTAGTTGCATATTCAATTGCAAGTTCTTCTACCTTGTCAACTTCATCACAACCATTGTAGTATCTTTTGCCGGGCAAACCTTCTGCATACTTGTTGGTTAAGATACTACCACACAATGACATTATCTCTGGACTAGTGAAGTTTTCACTTGCGATTAGTTCAACAGTGTTGTCTTGACGAGCAGTTTCATCAAATACTATTTTTTTGATTCGGGGATCAAACACGTTTACTCCCAGCATTAATGCTTCTAATTTAGTCATTACCATTAGCAGAACGAGAACCTTGTGGATATTCTTCTGGAGCAGGAACTACAAAGTTTTCATCCCAACCAAATGCTTCTTGAACTACATTTGAAGATAATCCTTTATAGACTTGATGTAGTTTTTTGTCCTTTGCATGAACCAAAAGTTTTGCTTCACTTTCGTGTAACGACTCTAGTAACTGAAAGAACATATTTTCTTTTTGTACTTGACGAGTTTTAGGATCAGCACCTTTAATGTAATGCCATAGTGTTCTTGCTTCTCTAGCTAATACATTATGTTCTGTTCCTTCTGGTGCATCATTAGGTGTATAAGGAACTTCACCTTCTGGGAATACCCATTCTAATTTAGGATCAAATGCAGCTTTCAAAAACATTCTTAATGAATCAGTATTATGTTTTTGAAGGAGTTGAACCTTCTGTGCTTTAGTTTTTGCTTTTGCTACTTTTTCAAGTATTTCTGAAAAGAGCGGTGTGTATACTTCTACAGGGTTAGCCATGTTTAAAATTCTCCAATTGTTTCAGTAAGATTTTTCAATCTAGATTGTATAAAATAATTTAATAGTTTACTTCGATTGCCACAGGGAGCATTGTCAAAAACTTCATTAATTTCAGTTTCCAACTCAGATGGAATCTTATCAAGACTGATAAGAGTTTCATTCCTTTGGTAATTTCTTTTAACTTCATCAGGTAAATCATCAATATTTGCATTCAACCAGTTTTCAATCTTTTTCTTTGTTAAAGGTTTTTGTCTTAATCCATCTACAAAAGTGTTATCAGGTGATAGAACATTAGGCACTCCATCACTAGTGTCGCCTTTAAGTATGTGTTCCTTTATATAGGTATCTGGATTATATCCATTTACATACTTCTTGAGAATGGGTGAATATTGTTTTACATCAGAATATTTTTGTAACTGAATAAAGTCTTTATCTCCAGAAACAATCATAATTGGCTCTTTCTTGTTTTTCACAAGAGTAGCAATAATATCATCAGCTTCTGCACCATAAACTTCAAGGTACTTATATGGTAAGTTATCTTTGAACTCTGCTTTAATTTTATTCAGAACTTCGAAGATTGCATCCCAATCCAAGTCAGATTTTTCTCTACCTTTCCTACGACTTGCTTTGTAGTTAGGAAAAAAGTCACGCCTCCAATAATGTTTGGAATCATAAGCAAGTACAACCTCACCATATTCCTCAGTAAATTGACTGCGATACATACGAACCGAATTAAGAATCATGTGTCTTACCATGTTTTCATCTGGTTCTTTAGATTTAGTCATATTCAAATGCATCATTAGACTAGCTAATGTGATTTGATTCATATCAATAATTATCATAATTTATAATGTGCGTTAAAGCTCATGCTCCTTCTTTCACCATCAGAATAAAATGGATAAACAGTATGTTTTAACCAAGATGGGAATATTAACATCATTCCAACTTTTGGAATAAATTTAAGATTATCACTTTTAAAGTCTAATTTTTCACCATACATAAATTCAATTAGACCTGTTGCTGGATAGTGATCTTTAAATTCTTTATCATTTTCTTTGTGCATATCTTTTGGTATTTTTAGATAGATAACACCAGAAAAGTTACCACTATGTGTGTGCCATGGATTGTATTCGTTTTTATATTGACTTACAATCCAACTCTGTGTAAGATGAATGTTATCAATAGTAGGATTTTTACCCTTTGAAATCTTAGACCAACCATATGCACGATTGATAGCTTCCATGTGTTTAAGATATTTTAGACAACCTTCTTTGATTGTGTCTGACAAATACTTAGTTTCTTCTTTATCATAATTAGGAATTTTTATTTCTTTTGATACTTTACCAACAAGGTTTTCAGAAAAATCAAATTTTTTAGAAAGACTTTCATCGCCTAATACTACATCTCCTGCAAGATTAACTAATGAAATAAATTTTTCTGGCAATTTAAATTCTAAAATTATAGGACTAAATTTTTCCCATACAATGGGATCACTCGATAGGTTGTTCATAATTTTCTTCCATAAAATCTAACATATCTTCTACCATATCTTTATCTACAGATATAATACCATCTTTGGCTATCATAAGATTATCAATAAATATACTCATAGAGTGTCCATAACCAAAATTCCTATAAAGCATAGATTTTACCACTTCATTTATACATCCAATTTCTTTTAAAAACTCAGGTGAAGTTAAATCAAAACCTTCTTCACTAAATTTGTGTATCAATGGAATTATAAGTTGACCTGTAATATCATCAATCAATTCTATGTCTTTTGCAATTTTTTTACTTTCATCATACAAATTTGATATTTCTTTTTTATCTAACCACGGGCCTTTTACTACATTGTTCTTTATTTTTTTGTTGTCACTGGGCCCTTTGGTATTATCGTTTTCCATTTAACTCGTCCTTCTTGGTGTTCTCCATAACGATTATCAATCCAATCGCCTGTTTTAAGATAAGCATTACAATGACGAATATAACCTTCTATGTCTGCCGCTTTTGCAATTGCACCAGATGTTCCTCTCCTAACACTACTTTTTACTTCGTTTAAAATACTTTTTTGAGTTTTAATCCAAGACTTCACTTTGTCAGGATGTAAAAAGTGGTCTTCTGGTAGTCCTAATAAAGAACTATGGATAGAAGAATTTACAGCTGGTTTTCTTGCAGCTCTTGCTAAGGCAAGTCGTTCTATTGCTGCTGCCTTTTGTTCTGGAGTTAAAGGCTTGCGTTTTTTACGAGGTTTACTTGGTTTCCAATCTTTGTGATCGGGTATACTTTCTTTAACCTTTTTAGTCATTTTCAATTACTTCCATAATATAAATTAAATACATTTGACCTTTTGTAACTCTTTTTCACCAGTTTCAGGATTAATTTTAATTTTGATAAAACCTTGAGTTTCTAACAGAGTCAAAACTTTGTCAGTGACAGGTTCAATGGCAGAATTTCTTCCCCACAGATAAGTGACAAAACACATTGCTAAAGCAACGATTGGGGCACTATACTCAGTTAATAAGTTATTCATAAGTCCTCCTTGAGATATTCTTTTGCATATTCAACAGCAAAAGACATTTGAAATGTTTTCTTGACATCATTAAGAATTTCATCAACAGACTTTTTTTCTAAATTATCATTAACAAACTCTTGAATATCCAAAGATATTTCATTCATTTTGCTCATTATTCTCTCCTTTTATTATCTTATGTATACATAATAACACAACAAAAATGGAAAGTCAAGAAGTTTTCTTATCTAGTTTTAAATTATTTAGGAAATATTCCATATATAAATCTTCATTTAAGATTTCATATCCATTAAAATCTCCGTAAGTTTTGATGTGAGTATACACTGGTTTATAGGAATATTTTTTATACATTTTTGTCCACCAAGACATAGGTTTTAGTGTACAGTGTGCATTTTCACCATTAGGTAGGATTGCTATTGCTGGTGAAGTTGCAATTGTAAGGAATACAAACTTATCAGCTCTTTTGGTAATCATATTAATTGTTTCTGGGATTTGTTCTTCGGGAATGTGTTCTAATACATCAGTAGAGAATACACCATCGAAAGGGCCATCTGGTAATGTTTCAAACTCTGGTACTGCTGGGTCATACAGAGTTGGCATAATACCCATATCTTCGTGGTGTTTCCATTTAGAATATTGTTGACCTTTACCACAACCAAAGTCTAATANAGTTTCTGNTTTNNTATCNNNAATTAAATCTAAAATATGATGTAGTTGCGGTTTAAGATTGTTGCCGGGATAATTGGTATTTTGGTCTGCGTGAAATTGTTTATACTGATCTATCCAATCATTGTTGTCCATTATGTATCCTCAAATGTTCTTGTAACATCTTTGAGCTTCCTATTCTAACATTGATAATACCATTATAGTATTCATCAGTTTCTAGAACCCTTCTGTCAAATTGTTCTTTTGCTTCTAAGTAACTTAATATTCCTCTACTTGAACAATAATGTAAAATTTCTCTGGTAAATTTATTTTCACCAAACGATATAACATCAGCGTTCAAGTGTTCAGAAGAACCCCAATAATCTCTCCAATCACTTTCTTTTGTTGAGCGTCTTTTATTTGTTCTGCCTTTAAGTGGTGGTCTAGTAACTTTAAACCTTGCGAGTTTCTTACCAATATACTTTCTGTTGTTAGCAAGATTAGTTATGAGATAAACAAATCCCTCGCAATCATCTGGTAGTTGTTCTACTATCTTTCCTTTGTATATCCACTTTGTTGGAATTGTCATCAATTCCATTGCTTTTTTCATTATCACATTTCCCAAATATAGAATCCCAATTCTTATCAAATTGTTCTCTACTATTTATGGGTCTTTGCATACTACCTTTTCCACCATAATCTCTACCAGATGTCATTCTCATCATCCTCTACTTCTTCTATAAATTCAAATGTTTCGTCAAGTTCATATCCACAAAATGAACAAAAAGTTACTTTGTATAGTCGGGGTTCCATATTATGTTTTACATGGTATTCTGCTTCACAAGATTCACACACGATAAGTTTCACAATTGTTTTACCCCTATGTTACAAGAATTTAAAAATTCTATTCCATCAGTTTTATTGTAAACTTCTCTATAATATACATTTTTTATTCCAGAACCATAGATCAATTTTGAACAACTCATACATGGTGCATGTGTTATATATATGTCAGAATCTAAACCACTTTCTATTGACCTAGCAAGTTTACTTATCGCATTAGCTTCAGCATGTATTACCTCTGGTTTTGTAATTCCTGCTGGAAATCCTATATCATGTTGTGGAAAGATTATTTCACAATTATTATCCCAACCCGAAGGTGTACCATTATACCCAATAGAAATGATACGATTATCTTTTACAATAATCGCACCTACTTTTAATTTATTGGCTGTAGATAACTCGGCAAAGGTTTCTGCGGTAATCATGTAAGCGTTTTGCCATTTGTTCATTAAGCGGCACACCCCTGACCATCTAAACCACAAACTTCACCTTCGGGAGTATTTTCTACCCAACCCCAATCACCTTCCATACCATTTACAGAATATTCAGTAACCCTTTTTTCAAAGAAGTTGTCGTGTGATGCACCATTCAATACCCAATCTAGCCATGGCATTGGATTGTCTTTTACTTTAAATTTAGGTTTCATACCCAATTGTAATAGTCTACGATCAGCAATATGACGAATGTATTGTTTGACATCTTTTTCAGTAATACCTTCTTGGTCGTGACCACTAAATGCTAACTTAATAAATTTATCTTCTAGTTTAACAGCGTTAGTTGCCATTTCATAAACTTTAGACTTCAACTCATCATTTACAATGCGTGGGTGTTCTTCTACAAACTCACGAAATAACTTAGCATTACCTTGAACATGCATAGTTTCGTCACGAATAGACCACTCAACAATAGTACCCATACCTTTCATCTTACCAAAACGCTGGAAGTTTAGTAACATAACGAAAGATGCAAATAAGGACATACCTTCATTAAATACTGATTGAGCTAAAATGAGAGCAAGACCTGTGTGTGAATTGATATTACCCTCTTTCATAAAGTCTAACTTGTCAGACATCTCAGAATACTCAAGGAATGTATGAAACTCCTCATCTGGTAATCCTAAAGTATCATTTAACAAAGCATATGCACGCTGATGAACACCCTCACGATTAGCGAATGATGCAAGCATATTGCGAATTTCATTATTCTTAAATTTTGGAATCATTAGTTCGTGATAATTATCACCAACCTGTACATCAGATTGTGTGAACAAACGAAGAATTTGAGTCACGAAATCTTTTTCATTTTCAGTTAATTTTGTTTTCCAATCTTGTACATCTTCAGATAGTTCTGACTCATCTTCAGTCCAATGAATTTCTTCATGTTTTTTAGTCATTTCTACTGCCCATGGAAATTGAAAGGGTTTATATGCTTTGCTGTATTCTAATAATCCTGACATGTGTTCTCCTATTTTAATTTTATTTGCAACCATTACAACACAAACATTAACCAGAGCAAGCTACACATTCATCATCGTCATCATTGCTCTGTTCTATTGGTTTATTTAAAAATTCCATCAATTCTGCA